CAACAAATCAATACACCACAGCCGATAGGCAGGAGGGAATATGATATGAAATCAAAATACACAAAAATCAAATATACGAACACCGGGGTAAAATCCCCGGTAGTAACTCTTATGAAATCAAAATCAGATCTTGATAGAACAGACATGATAGAATTAAGATATTCAGACATAATCATAGTTATTTCAAGAATTTTACGAAAAACTATGTATAATAAAGCGGAATCAAGAATCGAAATACGAAGAAAAAATAACACTCTTTGTGCACTAGTTAGAGTAAAGGATACTATCAATGATGCAAAAATAATGGTTGAAAACTATTACATTTTTGCAAAACTTTATATATATTTGAGTGAACAAAAATATATTAGTGACAAAGAGTATAGATACTATGAAGAATGGAGTAAGATATTGTGTGACAGGTTTAATCATAAACTATATGATGAAATAATGGGGGTACTCAAATATGCCAAAGAATCCTAAAATCCCAACCACATCTAAAGGTTTGAACGTAAACCCAAACATGCTGACTACCGCTGATGCTTTACAACTTCGCAGACAGCTTGCAAAACGTCTGAATCAGCGTATGCGTAGATTAAAGGAAAAAGGGTTTGATTCAGAAGTTGGAGGAGCGTATGCAGATTACCAAGACCTGCTTGCAAGATTTTTTCCCGGACGGTCAACCATTCCGGAAAATTTGGAAAATGAAAAGTATAAAGGGTTGCCAAGAACCCAAGTGAAAGCTATCCAGAAGATTCTGAAAGAAAAAAGTAGCACTGTGCAGGGTTGGAGAGAGATCATAGATCAACGTCAAAAAACACTCAGCACTGAATACGGAATTAATTTTAAGTCAAAAGAGGAAATGAAGCTGTTTTTTAAATCTGAGGTATGGAAGTGGATGCAGAAATTTTATGACAGCAAGCAAACTATGAGAATCATCAGTCACAAACTGGATGATTCTACTGTTTCTGAGATCATAAAAGATCTGGAAAAATTCCGTGAGAGAACGGATCCGGACATGGCTGATACGATTGCAAAAGAGTTAGGTTTTTCTGGTGAGGCTGAGGCTTTGAAGTACAGACCATAGCAGGGGGCTAAATAATGGTAGTAGCAGGATATCCGGTTGTATACTTCAAAAAGTATGATTATATGCGCTTATTTGATGGTAATTTTATCCGGAGATCCAACGCGGGTCATTATCTTGGAGTATATGAAAAAATCATAACCGTAGACACGGAAACCTTTGTCTATCTCAACAAAAACATTGGTTTTGTCACTGATTGGACAATCACCATAGAGAATGACTGTTGCATCTATGGTAATCATGTATCAGATCTGATAGACACGATAGACAGGATCTGTACCACATTACATGCTGATGACAGCCACCTTGTAAGATTTTTTGTTCACAATTTCCCTTATGATTATGTATTTTTAAGAAATCATTTTTTCCAAAAATGGGGAAATCCGGACAAATCATTAGCCGCTAAAACTCATAAGTACATCTTTATGAAATGGACGGGACAGGGCATTGAGTTCCGGGACAGTCTTATCTTGACACAGAGATCGTTAGAAAAGCTTTGTAAAGACATGGGAACCACTGAGAAAGCTGTCGGAACATGGGACTATAAGAAATTTCGAACACCGGCAAGTCCACGTACAGCAAAAGAAATAGCATACGTCTGTACGGATACGATAAGCTTATGCAAAGCACTACGCAAATACATAGATCAGCGAGGATTTAATGTGGCGAATTGTCCGCTGACCAATACAGGATTTATCCGGACGAATGCCCGCAGGAGATCAAGAAAAGATAAGAAATGGCGCAAGCAATTTGAGCAAATGGCATTAACACTTGAACAGTATGACCAGATGCTTGATTGCTATCATGGGGGGTATGTCCATGCAAACAGATACTATGTTAATCAATTTATAAAAGAACCTGTTGAGTGCTACGACTTTGCAAGTTCTTATATCGCTTGGATGTGCTATTGCAAGTTTCCAATGACGAATTTTTGTTATACTAATAATATAACATTAAAGGACATTATGGAACTGAAAGAAGAGTATGCTTTTTCCGGCTATATAAGATTAAAGAATCTGAGACTGAAAAAAGAGTGTCCTATGCCCCCTCTTGCTTTTTCAAAAGCAAAAGTTTGTGTGTTTCCGGAAGCAAAAAGCAAAAAGGAGCAATTTCACAATAACCTAGACAATGGAAAGATTGTAAATGCTGATCTTGTCATATATCCATTTACAGATCCGGACTTAGAAGTTATCCTGTCAAGTTATGACTATGAATGGGCTGACGTGTCAAAAGTCATGAGAGCTACAAAGGACTACTTGCCGGAGTGGTTTACTGGCTATCTTATGGAATTATTTTTTAAAAAATGCACCCTTAAAGGTTTGGATGAAGCAAACTATATGATCTCAAAAGGTGAGTTAAATGGCATGTACGGAATGACAGTACAGCGGATCATACAGATTATTTGTACTGAGTTGAGGGAATCCGGAGAGTGGGAAGCAAAAGAACCAGAGGACAGGGAAAAAGAACTTGAAAAGTTCTATAAAAATAAAAACAGCTTCATGCCCTACCAGTGGGGAGTATTTATTACAGCTTATGCACAGGCTTATCTTTTCCGGTTGGGAGCCTGCTGCCGGAGGTGGCTATACTCTGATACGGACTCTGTTAAAGGCACAGACTGGGATCATGATAAACTGGATGCATTTAATCAGTCCATCGTTGATATGTCAAAAAAAAGAAACATCGGAGTAGTTGAGTATAAGGGCAAAACATTCCGTCTGGGTATCGCTGAGTTTGACGGAATATACAGTGAGTTTATAACGATGGGTAGTAAGCGTTATTGCTACCGCTTAAAAAAAGATACATCCTTGCATCTGACGGTCGCAGGAGTGCCAAAAGAGGGAATTTATTGCCTTGATGATGATATTTCCAACTTTCGAAAAGGATTTATTTTCAAAAATGATTTTACATTCCGCAGGAACTACCGCAGGGCGCATGATTGGCAGGATCCCCATTGGAAAATGAAAACAGAGTACCTATTTAATGATGGAATCAATGAACTGACCATTGACGGATGCAGGATTGAGTATGGCTGTGCTATCCGGTTGACCGATACAGAGTATGAATTGGATCATACGATTCCGTATGATAAAGAAACAGGATTGCCGTTGCCGTTTGAAATGGAAGATACTATATATGAATAGAATTGTTATAAATTTGTAATAGTTTTGTAACATAAATAAGTTAAACTGTATAAAGGAGGTGTAACCATGAAAAAATTCTGGAGAGAAAACAAAGAAGATTTGAGTACATTGTTTTGGACATGCATAACTTTTGCTTGCATGTTTGCAAGCTGTCAAGTCTGGATGCTGTTAGGTGATTAAGAAGGTGATGAAAAAAAATGATTGATTTGTCTGAAATCTATGAAATGTTGCGAACAAGCAGTCTGAGAAAAGTAAACTATGAGAATGAAGAAATCAGTGTAGTAGCTTACAAGGTAGGAGAAATCATTAGAATTGATGTAAAGGAGGTAACAAGATGAATGTGTCCATGGATGATGCTTTTAAGGCACTTCACATTATTTCTCAAATCTGTACAGAAAACAAGGAAGGAGAGAAAAAATCATGTTAAAATCAAACGTAAAAATCACTTGCAAACCATATAACGGTAACTCAAAAACAAAAGCCTTTGTTGATCTGGATCTGGATGATACACTTGTAATTAAAGGACTCACACTGGTTGAGGGGAAAGACGGGCTTTTCCTGTCATTCCCAAGTAAAAAAGGAAAAAACGGAAACTATTACAATTCCGTTTACTCTCTGGATAAAGAGTGGTTAAAACTTTTGCAGGATGCCTGCATCAAAAAATACAATGAATGCAACCAGACTTCACAGCCTGCATCCTCCGGGGGTGAATTTAGATAATGAATATCTATGATAAAAATGGCTGGCTGGATGTTCCAAGGATTGTCCAGCTTGCAGATAAAAATAAAATTAACTTTATCTTTATCATTGGAGCAAGACGAACCGGGAAAACATATGGAATCTTCCAGCACTTTATCAATGATGTTTTTTCAAAAAATGAGAAGATCATTTACATGCGCCGGACAAAAGAGCAACTGACAAAAGTATTTCTTCCGGAGTTTGACCCGTGGTTGGACATCAACAAAAATATGAACAGGTTTTTTCACTTTGAAAAACCCAGAGGAGAATACGGTCGTATTAAGATTGTGGAGCAAACAGAGGAAGAGGAAGTATATAGAGGTGAGGCTTTTTGTCTAACCTCGATGCATAACAACCGCGGTTTCTCTGGATCTGATTTTTCTGAGGGCATTTATGATGAATTCATCCCTGAGAAGATAGCAAAAGCAATCAGTGGGGAAGATGATGCGTTTTTGAATGCTGTCGAAACAATATCAGCAAACAGGGAATTGCAAGGAAAGAAACCATTCCGCTGGTGGTTGGCTTCCAACTCCAATACGCTGGATAATCCGATTGTACAAGCTTTTGGTTTGCTTCCAATCCTTGAGCGAATGAAAAAAAATAAGCAGGAGTTTTCATTGCTAAAAGAAAGAGGAATCATTTTAGTTTTAATTAATGACTCTCCGATTTCAGAAAAGAAAAAAGATACCGCATTGTATCGTGCTTTATCTGGTGACACAGACTTTGCAAAGATGGCACTAACAAATGAGTTTGCATATGATGATGTATCGGCTATCCGATCAGAAGATATACGACAATACAAGCTTATTTGTGTCATTGGAAAAGTAGCAATTTATGAGCATAAATCAAAAGCCCATTTGTATGTGTCAGATCATATCTCTGGGTCTTGCAAAGATGTATTTGAAGATAGCCAGCATGGAAAAGACCAATTCAGATGCTTTTACAGCTGGATTGACAGTTATCGTCTGACAAATAGAATCAGTTATCAAAATATTTCAGTAAAATTTTATATTGACAAATTATTCAACTAGACTTATATTTTAATTAGGTCAACGTGGCTACATCGACCGTCGGAAGCGGATGCCGTGGGGTGATTACCCGGAAGCGTTGACCTATTTTAATTTTACTTCCGGCAGAAAAGGAGAAAAAATGAAAGTAGATCAGATTTTAGAACTTGGAAAACTTGGATTTACAAAAAATGAGATCATGGAGATTCTGAACGCTCAGAGTATGTCCGGACTTGGACAGATTACAACTCCGGAACAGGGTACTACACAGCAGACTACTCCTGGACAGGTTCCAACTCCGGGACAGGATGCAACAAACACAGCGTTATTGACAGCAATCAATACTTTGACTGCTACCTTGCAGGCTGGGAACCTGTCAGCATCCGGAAAAGCTGGGTCAGCACCACGTACCTCTGACAACGTAGCGGAAGATCTGATGAAACTCATGAATTAAGGAGGGTAAATAAATGGCAAACAGTTTAGTAGTCCAGGATGCCTATTTAATCATCAATGATTTATACAAAATGGCTACCGGACGCGAAAATATCAAAGCAGTAGACACAAGTTCCTTTGTGTCGGTTGGTGAAACCATGTTGCGGACAGGTGTAGAGCCAACACTGAAAGCACTCAGTCAGTGGTGCGGAAGAACATACTTTGAAATGGAAAAATACAGATCCGGTGTATTCCGCTCAATCATTGAGAATAACGAACGCTGGGGGGCTATCACACGTGAGGTTATTTCACTTCCGTTGGATGCAGAGGCTTCGCAGGATTGGAATACAGACCTTAATGAAAATCAGCTTGCTGATGGTCAGTCGGTCGACATGTACAAGATCAATGCCCCGAAAGTAGTGGAGTTAAAATTCTACGGTAGCAAAGTCTTACAGTCTCATATCACACGATTCCGTGATCAGCTGGCATTAGCTTTCTCCAACGAAGCAGAATTTCTCATGTTTGTAAGTAGCTATATGACTGCTTACTACAATGATATTGAATCCAGAAATGAAGCAAAGCGCAGACTGACGGTGCTCAACTTTATGGCAGGCATTTCCTCTCTTGGAACAAATGAAGTAGATCTTGTAAAAGAGTACAATACAGCCTATGGAACAGAACTGACAAGAAAGCAACTTTTAAGCCCGGAGCACCACAGAGATTTCATGGCTTTTGTGGTTGCAAGAATCAAAAAAGATTCCAAAAAGATGCAGGATCGCACGACAAAGTATCACATGAATCTGACTGGAAAAGATATCCTACGCTTTACACGTCCGGAGAACCAGAAACTGCTTATGTATACTGATTTCTGGATTGATTCCGAAACACAGGTATTTCCGACTGTCTTTAACGATGAACAGTTAAAGATTGCCGACAAAGAACTTGTAAACGGCTGGCAGGAGTTTGACAGCCCGGCTATCAATATCAAACCAAACATCATTGATGCAAACGGTGTTTCCAAAACAGCTACGACAGCGGTAAGCCTTCCTTATGTGCTGGGTCTTTTATATGACCGCAGGGCAATGGGCGTAAATAATCAGTGGATGTACTCAGCCTCTACACCATTCAATGCAGCTGGTGGCTATTACAATATCTTTGACCACTACCGCTTCAATGCTTGGAACAATTTCACACACAATGCAATCCTTTACGTACTGGGGGAGGGGGTATAACATGTTAGCAGCATCTTTACAAGTTCCTAGTGGGGGAAGTATCGTTGTAAAATTACCTTTTGGAAAAGTCGGAGTAAGAAGAATAATTATTAGTGTTCCTAGTGACAGTGTGAATCTTACTTATGATGGCATCAATTTAGTAAAATTCAGCAGATACAACGGTTTTGTTGATTTAAAATTCGAAAGTTATTTTGGTTTTCCGGATGCTAGCAAATTTGCTTTTGTAAACTACGATACTACTAATGCAAATGTTGTTGTTCTTGTTGACTATGTTCCAGAATCACCCATAAACAATGATTATTTTGAGGTACAAACATCATGATAGACACAATTTTAACAGTTTTAGGGAACTATGCATTTCCAATCGTTTGCTGTATTGCTATGGCGTACTTTGTGAAGTACATGTATGACCAGACCAATGCAAGAGTTGACAAACTCAACGAAGATCATAAAAATGAGGTTGACACACTTTCTGAGGTGATCAAAAACAATACGATTGCTTTGGAAAAGATGAACGCGTTAATCGAGCAGATTGGAAAGTAGGTGCTATATGACAGCAAATGAACTTGTAGCATATGCTACTAATTTAATTGGTACTCCTTATGTGTGGGGTGGTAACACCCCATCACAGGGGCTTGACTGTTCTGGGTTGCTTTACTATATCCAGAAGAAAGCAGGATCAAAGGTTGAAGATATGACGGCTTCCGGATATTCCGAGTGTGGAAAAAAGATTGGAATTGGGCAGGAAAAACCGGGTGATTTTCTCTTTTTTGGCAGACCAGTCACTCATTGTGCCATTTATGTTGGAAATGGATATATGATTGAAAGCAGAGGAGGACGAAAAAACACTGCTGACAATCCGGGTATGGGAGTGGTAAAAAGCCTTGTAAGTCGTAGATCTGATTTATATTGTATCCGCAGGGTATGGGATTCAAGCCCATCATACGTAGTAGGACGAACTTACCAAACACAGGTAGATCATTTACATGTACGCTATAGTGTATGGGGTGCCATCAAAGGATACACACACCTGACTAGTGACGGAATGAAACATGCTTATTCAGATGGATGTTTAAAAAAAGGAACAAAAGTCACGGTCAAAGACATGAAACAGGATGAATTTGGTACTTTATGGGTACGGATCCCATCCGGCTGGATTTGCGCCATTACTTCAAAGGGAGAGATATACATATCATGACAGAAATCATCTTATATCATTTTTCCAAAAGAAAAAACAGTACCAAAAGACCAACGGGACAGGGCACTACTGTGCCCTGTCTTTTAAAATCAAATACCACTTTTCAAAATCCAGTATTTAAGTTAAAGCTGGCACTGGATAGTGCGTTGCAATTTAACTATTTAAAGTGGGCTGACCATTACTATTTTATTAATTCAACCATTTCACTGAATAACGACATGGTTGAGATCTCAGCAAGTGAGGACGTGCTAGCTACCTACCGGACAGAGATCAGCAACTATACATGTTTTATTGAACGATCCAGTAAGCAGACTACGCTTGCTAATGACAGCATGTACATCCCAACAAATGACTGGGTAAGTCAATCCACGATAGTTGGACAGCCAATAAATACGTTTGTGAATGGGTACGCTCCAAACTATTTATTGAGAACTGTATCAGTTGAGGGAGTAAACACTTACTATATAAGAGGTGAGCAGTTAAAAGAGTTATGCTCATTTATGTATACGTATGGATCCATTCCGGACGTGATGGAAACAGCATTGACACGTTTACTTTTTAATCCATTTCAGTATATTCTTGATTTAAAATGGTTACCTTTTAGAGTTGATAAGTTTTTAAATATATTAGATACCGTAAAGCTTGGCTACTGGGACAGCAATGCAAATGCCTATCTGATAAATGACGCATCTTGTACTTTTTCCTACGATTTAAGCCTTGGGAATCCCTTATATGCTGATACAGATTTTAGATTTTACAATGCATCTTTTTCAAAGTATAGCGTAAAGCTTCCGTTTGTAGGGGTTATTCCTATCAATCCAACAAAGACCCATAAGGGACAGTTAAAAGCTACTTATAACTTTGATGCTGTCTCCGGCATGGCAGACGTTTGGGTAACTTCCGGATCTGATGAATATGCACATTTTCAATGTCAGCTTGCCGTTCCGGTTCAAATTGGATATGCTACGGCAAACATTGGTCAGCTTACTACCAGCTTGATAAACGTAGGAACAAGCCTTGCTTCCGGTAACCCAATAGGGGCTATCACAAATACGTTGGGGACATTCCAGAGCGTAACCTCTCCGGAGCCTAACATGATCGGAACTATTGGAAATATCAGTTCCATTTTGAACGACATGGAAGCAAACAGCATCTGCTATGCCTGCACAAGCATAGATCCTGATGGAGCAAGTGAAGGTTTTGTAGATGGCACTGTACGCTCTATATCTGGACTGACTGGCTTTGTAAAATGCCGGAATGCCTCTATCCAGATTGCAGGATTTGAGGGGGATCAAGAGCAGGTGAATGAGTACTTAAACAACGGATTTTACTTTGAATAGAAAGAGGTGATAAACATGTGGACGCCGGTTAATTTTGACAAGATTAATATTTGCACAAATTACTTCCAACCGTCCGGAATTAAAGTCGACAGCTTATATACTGATACGTTTGATCGTATGCTTTATGAGCGTGTTTGTTCAATTTTAGACATTAGCTATAATGGAACTATTGACATTGATTACTTTAAATATTGTTTGCTTTTCGGTGGCTATATTTGCATAACAAAGACAGATCTTTATGGTCTGATTGCACAATACCCAATGTTGACAGGCTACAATATTTATTTCAAACCAACCACAGCTACTATACACACGTATGCAAGCAATGCAGAGATTGACATGGAGGACATGGAGATCGGAAAAGACTGTTCTGTCATCTATCTCAGACCGACTTTTTGTGGGATTGGAGACATCATTGGTTTTTACAGCTATAAGCTGGCACTGGTAGCAAGTGCGTTTGATATGAATGTATTTAATTCAAAACTTGCTTTTCTGATAGCCGCTAAAAATAAAGCTGCGGCTCAGACCTTGAAAAAAATCTATGACAGTATTCAATCCGGTAATCCGGTTGAGGCTTTTGATGTATCAATAAAAAGCGAGGACAGACAAGGAGCCAAACAGGATGCTTGGGAGAGTTTCAACAAAGATTTGAAGCAGAACTTCATTGCACCGGAGTTGATTGAGGTATTTGAGAAACTTCTTGATCAGTTTGATACAGAGGTTGGTATTCCATCTGTCGGGTCTGATAAAAAAGAACGACTGAATGTGCTTGAAACAAGCAAAAATGATGCAGAATCAGTAACACGGCTCACTACTTGGCTTGAGACTATGAAAGCAGGAGTTGACATGACAAACAGATTATATCCAGAAATGAACTTGTCAATCAAGATCAGAAGCTATGAAACTGCGGGGGTGAAAACTTATGGGTCTTTATAAGATTACGATAGCAGGTCTTTATGAATGGAACGATACCCTCTTTGACAAGATGGAGTTCCCAGAATCAGCTGACAGGCAAAATTTTATTGACAGCTTGCTTCTGTCCTATGGGGATTGTGAGCCGTTATATCCGGACTGGGATTTCATGCATGATAATGTTATTCCTGCATGGAGCAAGAAATGGAAAAATACCATTGACAAGGTTTATAATCTGTTAGAATTAACTAATTATGAACCAATTGAAAACTATGATCGTCATGAAGAATGGACAGATAGCCCGGATATTACACGAACAAATCAGAGTTCCGGCCAAGATGTAAATAGAGCAGAAGCAGGACAGGGAACCACTACTACTAACTCTGGGGCAGATACAGCTACCAATGAAGTCAGTGCTTTTAATGATGCAAATTACAGCCCAAACGAAAAAACAACGACGGAATACGGAGGAAGCACAAAGGTACAAAGTTCCGGAGAAAACAAAAACACGTTTGAATACGGAAAAGGAGAAACAAGCAGAGAAACAGGACAGAATAAGCATTCCGGACGTATTCATGGCAATATTGGAGTGACTACGTCTCAGCAAATGATCCAGTCAGAACTTGAGTTACGGAAACAAAGCTTTATTGATTATTGCACTGGACTTTTTGCACAGGATTTGCTTTTATTAACTTATTAAGGAGGGGTAAATTATGTTTTTCAGATATCCACACAGCGGATCACAAGATATGAATTTAGACTGGTTGCTTAAAGTTGGCAAACAGGCAGACGAAGATCATGAAGAATGGACACATATAAAAGACACAGCACAAACCATGATTGATGATGCTATTCAAAAATCACTTGATGATGGAGAGATCGGAAAAGTAGTAAATGAAGCTACTACAAAAGTCATCACTGAACAGATTGAGCCATTAAAAGAACAGGTTGGAACGAATACAGCTGAGATCACAAAGTTACAGAAAAGGGACGGGCTTTTTGACCACTCCGGAAAAACCATCATCATCGGAGACAGCTACACGGTTGGTTATAGTCCAGAGGGTAGCATAACACCTTGGACTACAAACTTTATCAAGTATACAAATCTTGAGAACGTGACAATCTCTGCAAATGGTGGGGCATCTTTCTCAACAGCCGCTAATTCATTTCTTATGCTTTTAAATGCTGTGCCGGCTTCTGATGACGTGAAGCAGATCCTTGTAGTTGGAGGGTTTAATGAGTTCGGAACCTATTCAGAGATTGAAAATGCAATCAATGCTTTTATGGGTGCCGCTGAGGCCAGATTCCCAAATGCAAAAGTGTTTGCCGCTATGGTAGCATGGTCAGTTGACCGGATGGATGATCCAAACGTGCAAAACAGATTAAAGATTGCAAAGTCTGTTTATAACACACAACGGAAAAATTGGCGGTATCTGGCAGGCTCAGATTATATTTTACATGCTGACGGCTTTCTGGCTTCTGATGGGTTCCATCCAAACACTACCGGACAGGAGCGTCTTGCTACCTATCTTTCTACGGCTATAGAAACAGGAGCGTGTAGCCCGTCATTTTATGAAGTTAGTGCAAATTTTGAAGCAGGTGACTTTGCACCTACTCCGGGATCAAGCTGGGCTTTTGTGAGTTCATATAATGAGAATACAAGCACTTTAATCTGGGGTAACTATGTTTGCCTACCAAACAGCGGAACGCTTGTCTGCGACGGCACTGAGTACCGTTTGGGGCGCATTTATTCGACTTCCTTTATCGGAGATCATAACGGCTATACATGCTACCCAACCGTTGTGATCATTAAGTCTGGCAGTGACTTTTTTCACATTCCTGCACAGCTTAACTTCCGAGGTCGACATATCTATTTGAGTTTGTATGATATTTCTGATGACAAGCACAACTACCGGACATTAACAGAGGTTACACAGGTACAGATTCACAGAGGATCAATTACCATGTAAATATAAAATATGATAGCCCAGCAACCGCTGGGCTATTTTATGCATCTATCAAAAGGTTTATGAGCAACTTTATTACTCCCCAGTTTGTAGATAGATGATATATTTCCGGATCTTTAAATAAGTGATAATAAGTTGCACGCCAGTATTTAGACTTTGTCAAGGATATTTCAACATAGTCTAAGTAACAAACGTAGTACACACATAAATAATCGCCATTTTCAGATAATTCGCAAGTATAGCCTTGCTTCTCAAGATCACGAGTGAGTTGTTTAAGGTTCATTGTATCTTTGTTGTAGTATGGATTCACTCTCATGTTATATACCTCCTATAATTCAATATTAAATAAGCTGTTAAGGCAATCTTCAAAACTTGGTTCAGTATTGCAATACGCAATGATAAACTCTTCATTTGTGCATGGTGCCAACTCACGATGGATAGCCTCTCTGATATCATCATTCATATATAATGCTATATCATTCATTTCCCCATTTGTTACTTCTTTGACTGATTTCATGTTTCACCCTCCTGCCTATCGGCTGTGGTGTATTGATTTGTTGAGTTTATTATAGTCCATTTGAACTAATATGTCAACAGGACAAGTGACAGACTTTGTGTAATATTGTCAGACAATTTAATGTTATAGTTGCCTAGCAAGATTCATGCCAATTTTGCAATTATGAACAAAATATGAACAAAATATGAACAGATTGGGGAAATGTTAACAATTTGTTCACAGGTTTACCTTGCCAAGTT